TCCCCATGCTGTTGCTGCGCTTATTCCCATAAATCGCATAGCTACCGCCAAACCTTTTGTAGCTGTTATCCCTAAAAATGTAACTATATTTAAAGCTGTTTGTGATATTACCGCAACTTTAGAAACTGACCCCCATAATGTAATACCTACAACTACTTGAGTAATTGCTAAGGCAAAGTATTTTAAACCTTTAGCATTATTTTGTAAAAAAGTAAACATAGTGCCTAATCCATCTATAACGCCATCAATAAATGGTTTACTAGCAATAAACATATTATCAAACATTACACCTAATTGGTCTCCTAAGTTTGATATTTTTTGACTTGTTGAACCCATCATAGATGTTAAACCACCTGCGAACGCTCCGCCCTCCTTTTGTGCTTCCCTTAAAGCAAATGAAAGTAACTCATAAGATACTTCCATGTTTTTAACTTCCTTTGTACTCTTACCTGTTGCTTTTGCTAATGCTCCGTAAATATTAATACCTGCATACCCAAATTGTTTTATATCTAAAGCTGTGGCTTTACCTATATTTTTAATTTGTTGCATATTTGCACTCATTCTGATAAACTCATCATTACCCTTTCCTGCAAATGCTATTGCATTACTTAATGCTAATATATCTAGTCTTGCTTCTTTTGTTGATAAGCCTGTACTTATCATCATTGTATTTGCTCGTGCTAACTCTTCTACTCCAAAAGGAGACACTTGTGCATCTGTTTTGATTTGAGTAAATACGCTTTCAGCTTCTTGTGCTGTTCCTGTTAAGTTTTTAAGTTGTATTCTTATATTTTCATAGGTTTGTCCTACCGATAAAATTTTACTACCTAATGTAGTTATCCCTGCAATGGCTGTACCAATACCAACCATTGAACCAATACCAAAACCTTGACTTACATTTTCCCCTGCGGTTTGTCCTGCACGCCCTACATTATCGAGTTTTTGCTCAATAGTAGCAAGTTTACCGCTTAATAAGTCTTTTAAACTAAGTATTACTTCTGCTTCATTACTAGCCATTTTGTCGGTTTTTTTGTTCTAATACCCATTTTAATTTACAAAAATAACTAAAAAATTCATCATCTGTTAAATTATTAGTTTCTATCTTAAAATAATAGCGTAATAGTGCATCTTGTTGCTCTATTACGCCATCTCCATTTAACAATTTATCGTTTTGTTCTATAATTTCGTTATAATGCTTTTTTTTACCTCCACAATAGCCGATAATTGACCTAAGATAGATAAAAATAAGTCATCATCTTCTAATATTTTCATATCTGAAATTTCAGGAATAGCCAAGCTGTAAGCCATTTCTTCCAGTGCTATAATTGGATCATGTCCGATTTTTGCCATTACTGGACTTAGTGTATATCTTGAAGGTTTATTTAGATATAATTTTAAACCGCCTTCGGCTTCTATACAAAATCCACAATTAGGGTATTTTAATTTAATTTCTTCGTTTGTCATAACTAACTTTAATTTTTTCAAATATAAAAAAAAAGCCTTACATTTCTATAAGGCTTTTAAATTTTTATCTTTGAATATCTCCGATAATTAAAGGAACGGTTATCATTAACTTGGAATCTCCTTGACTTGCTTCAAAAGGATTTTCTAAAAACTCAACCATTTTTAAAATATCAGTTGTGTAATTTACTCTATCACCTCCAAATATTACCTTAATTTCAAAAGGTGGAATATCTAAAGGGTTACGATTAGGACTAGCATCTATAATACTTTTCCAAACATCAGTATAAAGTTCAATTGAGCCTTCATACTCATAATTACCGTAACCTCTCGAAATTGGTTTTGCACCTAGTCCGTAGTTGTTTTCTTTAATTTGTTTTTCTTTATATGAAATTTTAGCAACGCCAATTAATGGTTTACCAAATAAAATCATAGTAACATTTGCCCATGAGTAATTCACTCCGTTTACTAAAACTGGCAAAGGGTTTATATTAGCCATTTATTAAATATTTATAGAGTAACCAATATTTACGATTATATTTCTTGCAATGCCTTTTGGTGTTATTGCAACTGAAATATTTAAAGTGCTTGAAGTAACCACATTTTGATTAGGGTCAATTTCAACTGAATAAGCAGAAATATTATTATCTCTTAATAATACATCTAACTCTTGGTTTATATCCGTTTTGTAAGCCTCAATTTGTGCATCTGTTAATGTTCCGTTTGATTTAACATCAACCACACTATTAAGCGAAGGCATTAAAGCTGTATCAATTACTCTAACCGCTTTATTTATTACCCTTACATTTTCGATATAAGCAAAATCCGAACTTACACTACAAGCATTGTGAGAATCATTAAAATATGTACCTGAAATGGCTCTTTGTTTAATTAAAAACACAAACCTATTATCATTTAATACATTTAATGTTGTTTTGCTTAATGCTGTAATTAAATCTCCATTACCTAAACCTACAATTTCTAATTCGTTAGTGTCCGATAAATTAAACCTACCAATGTGAGCTATACACTCTTGAACGTTTGCTAGTGAAATTGTACCTAACATAGCACCAATTGACAAAACGCTTTTTGTTGGCTGTGTTTTAAATATAAAACCGCCTTTGCCGTTTACATCTTGTGAAATACAAACAGAAACATTGTTTGCTGTTAATGTATTTAGGTTGAATCCTTGTAAAGTTGATGTACTAACTCCAACTAAATTAAAACCTGCAATTATTTCAATTGGTGTTTTGTCTGCAAATAATGTATTAGCTACTAATTGCAATTGTGTAACTTTTGCAAGTGTAAATGTAGTTAATGGATCAAAGTACATTAATTGCTTAATCTCTCCATTTGCGTAATTTTGCAAAGTTAAAATATCAGTTCCATCTGCTAACAATGTAGTATAACCACCACAATATAAAACGCCTTTAGGTTGAATTCTGAAATACTCGGCAATATGATAATAAATTGGTGCAATTAATGAAGCTACACCGCCTGTAAAATCTGCCAAAGTTTGTGCAACCGTTCCAACAATAGTAACAACTATTTTAGTACTTGCATTTAACCACGTACCTAATTTTTTAGGTGCTGTAATTGTAACAACCCCAGCTACATTTGAAGCTGTGTAACCATGCAAATAAGTATTAGCGTTTATATTAGCAACGATTGATACAGCTAACAAAGTAACTGTTGAATCTCCTGAAACTGTTGTATAATCGCAAATAGTAACTAAGTTATTAGGCTCTTGTACGGTTACTTTTACTGTGTTTCCTACTGTACCTACATTTGTTAATGTAATTGTACTTGTTGCTGGTGTTGCATCCGTACATTTATCATCAAAACCGTTTAAAATTGCATCGTCAATTGAAAATGCTTTAAATTGTTTTGCTGTTGTATGTTTGAAAACAAAACCGCTTATATGGTCTGTTCCCTGTAAAGGTCTGCCTAACCCTCCTGTTTTTAAATTAAATTTTACCTCATTCATAGATATATTTTTTTTATAAAAAAAGGGGCTTTTTACACCCCTCTTTGGTTATTTTAATTTAAGAATTTCCTCACGGGTTTTAAATTCCGTTTCAACGTTTATTGGCTGTTCAAAATACCAATTACCATCCTTTGCAATCCATAAACCTGTTAAGTTTGCAAACTGTCCTAAAACTTCTTTCATAACTAAGCTACGAAATCGCCAACAACTTTAGTAGTGTGCATAATAAACTCACTCATTTTAGCAATTTGAACATCAAATGCAAATAATGATTTCATAAAATACAATTCAGAATTGTTTTGTAATTTTTGTAAATCAACTTGCAAATCTGCCATTGCATTAGTACCTACCCATAAGTTAGAGTCTAAACTTGCAGTCGCTTTTGTGAAATAGAAAGTACTTTCAGGTAAACCAGCTAATACAACAATTTGGAAACCTCTATAATCTGCAATTGTTTTACCGTTTACATCACGACCTTTGTTAGTCAATGCTAAACTAGCAATCTCGAATTTTTGGAAATCCAAAGGAGATACTAAGAATTTTACATTTTCAAATCTAGCATCATCAGCTAAAATAGCAGAAGGCAATAAAGCGATAGCAGCATCAAATTTAGCTAAGATGTTAGCCGAAGTGATAGCCGAAGGAGAACCAACTGGTAAATAAGTACCTGCAACCAATGCTTTACGAATAAAACCATCAAAGTATTTAATTTGAGAGTTTGCACCTGCACCTGTTAATCCTGTTGTATAACCTTTTGAACCAACATGCATACCTCTTTCGATTGCTTCAAATTGTCTATTTAAAAACAATTGAATCATAGCATTTTCAGCAGATACGGGTAAATTTCTATCAATTAACATTTTTGTTAATTCCTCAGCATAGAAATGTTCTGAAAAATCATCAGGATTAAATTCAGTATAACCCATTGCCGACTGTGGCTCGATTACAATTTTATCAACTACAAATGTACCTGCACTTGTTGGCGTAGCTGTTCTTGTTTGTAAAACATTTGTAATATCCAATGTAGGAATATTATGTTTTTTCTTAATGCCATCTTTTACATAAACAACGCCTTTTTTTACGGTTTGCATATTAAAAGTTGCATTTGTTATCATAGCTGCAGTTTCTACTGTACCTGCGTATGATGTATCATTAATAGTTAACGCCATGATTATTTACGTTTATTTTTGTTTTTAATTTCGTTTAATAATTCAAAAGTAGATTTTACTTTTGTTTCTTTTGGTTCGTCTTTTTTATTGTTAATATCAATACCAACTTTATTAAGTGGTAAAGATTTTAATAAAATTTCAGTACCTGCAAAATCCTCAATTGCTTTATTTTCCCAAATTTCAAGCGTTTCGGCTGTTAATTTGTTTGAATAATTTGATACTAATTGTTTAGCAATGATTGTTTTGTTTTCTTTTGCTTCGTTTTTTAGCGTTTCAAGTTCGTTTGCTAATGCTGTTTTTTCAGTTTCTAATGCAGAAACTTTATTTTGAGCATCAACCACTAATTTGTTTTGAGCATCTAAAACTGCATCAAAAGACTTGATAATAGTATCCTCGTTTGAGGCTTCTAATATTCCTAATCTGTTACAGATTTTTGAATAGTCCATTTTAATTATTGGTTTATTTAATTGATTTACGAAATTATAAGCTTCAGAATAAGCATTCATTGTTTTGCTTAGTTTAGGACTTTTTGCACTTGTTTTTATTGAATCGCAAAAATTAAGCTCTTTACATTGTGAACTATCAAGCCACGTTTCAGCGTCCATGTAGTTTGATATTTCAACCTCACTCAATCCTGTTCTTTCACTTGTCATTTTAACAATAGACTGTTTGAATATATCCAAAACAGTACTATTTGAACCATTTAAAGAATAAGGATTATGTACCATTAATACTCCGTAATCCATTATTACCCTATTTGCACCAGCTAAGAATAACCAACTTGCTGTACTTGCACATAGCCCAACGCAAACGGTTTTAATTGGTGTTTTTGCATTTACAATTGCAGAAAATATACTAAATCCATCTGTAATACTTCCACCAACTGAATTAATATGTATTTCAATTTCTTCTTTACCTAAAGAATCTAAATACATTAATTCGTTTTGAAACTCACTACCAACAATGCCATTTAATCCAATTTCTTGGTTTATTAGCATAATAGGTTTATTATCTTGTGGGTTTATGGTATATTTCATTTAACAAATATTGATTAATAAAAAACAATTATTATATTTGTAGCACGGTTTTGTAATATGATAACAGAAAAGGAACGTTTGTATAATGGATTATCTAGGGTCGCTATTTATGTACCCCCACTATTGAAAAAAAAAATACTTATAGAATCCAAAAAATACGGTTCTACAAGTAAATTATGTAATGAAATTTTAACTCAATATTTTAAAAACTATAAATTATGATTATTGCTTGGATTATATTAAGTATGTTAATAGGTTTAGCAAAAGGCTTTAAGTTCTTTATTTTAAGTTTACTTTTCAGCCCTTTGCTTGTTATGTTGTTTTTACTACTATCTTAATCAATATTATAATTAATATTGTAATTTATAAACAAATATACATTAATTGAGTACTTAGATAAAAAAGAAAAGCCTAGCGAATAACTGGGCTTTAAAATTTGATTGATGTTCACTAAGCTTGTTGTCCAATAAAATTAAATGTTATAACTGCTCTTTCGTTACTACTCAATGTAGGAGAATAGCACCTAATAACTGAACTTAATGAACCTATATGCGTTAAACCATTTAAATTTTCTGACCTTATATATGCTAATGTTGAATTATTTATAATCCTACAACTTACAGGAAATGATAGTCCAAAATCATCATCAACAACAAATTTATATTTATCATTTAATTTTAAATCAATAGATGTACCATTTGCTAAGCTACCACTTGTTTGTGAAATAGAAAAATTTGCATTTAATAAAATCAGACTGTTCTTTTTTTGAATTTTTGCAGTAATATTACCCCATGTAGTACCTGCGTTTACAGTTGGCGTTATTGATTGAAATATTTCAGAAACACCAGTAATGCCATCAGTATAATTTACACTATTTAAGTACTTTAAATTGATAGCATCAACTATACCTGTTCCAGTCATTCCATTGTATATCTTAATAGTTCGGTTTTGGTTTGTATTTATAGACGTTCCATCTGTGTATAAAGTAGGCTCTCCTGATTGGTAAGTGTTTGTATCAACTCTAAAAACAATAGTTTCAGATATACTTGCACGGGTTGCTGACATTGCAGGCACTTGGTATATTTCGCCATTATACAAAATAGCTCCTTTTGTTATTGTATAAGTGTCATTTGTAAATACTACTGTTGAAAATGTACCAACGCAACCATACAAAGCAATAGGTATAGAATCGTCTGAGGTATTTAAATTAGAG